AACATCCAAAATTACGAATAAAAGACCCAAGAACAATTACTAGAATTACGGCTTAAGTCAAGTTTAGGAGAACTGGAATTTGACCAACCTTGACTTAAAGCCGTCTACATCCAATTTGCTAAATAATAACAAACGGAGTAACGATGAATATATCAACAGAAACGCCCGCTAACAACCAAGAATATGAAATACAGGAAGATAATACAGGTCTTGCTGAAATCCAAGCTGCTTTGGAAGAAATAGAAAAACTAAAAAACGAATCACAGGAAGAAGAAAAAGAAGAGCTAGAAGTCGCAGAAGAAAAAGAAGAATCTGCTACAGAAGCTGCCCTTGAGGAAGAAATAGAAACTCCTAAAAAGAAAGATAAAAAACTCTGGAAGGAAATAAAACGCAAATATCAGGTAATGGCTGAAAAAGAAGCGTTAGCTAAAGAAAACGCCCAACTCCGTCAAATGCTTGAGGAATCATTAAGTTCAGGTACTTATCATTATGGGAAGAGTGCATATGCTGAACTTGAGAGAGCCAAGGAAAATAAAAAAAGAGCCATTGAAGAGGGAAATGTTGACTCGCTTATAGAAGCTGACCTTGCATTAACAAAGGCTATGAATGCAATTAGCGACCTTGAAAAATGGGCATATACAGGTAATTCAAAAAAGCCAGAAATACAACAACCTATAAATAACAATTTAGAATACGGCGAGACAGAAACTGAAATAATAGCTGACTGGCTTGAAGATCATCCTTACTTACAACCTACATCTTCTAAATACAACGCAACACTTGCGGGGCAAGTTGCTGATTTTGTTAACCGCCTAGACAGTACTATTGCTCGTAGCGGTAATAACGATGCTTACTTTTCAGATGAATATTTTGGCGCAATAGATAATTACATTACAGAACTTAGAAAAGGCAATGGAAAAGCCACCAAAACCGCAGAGCAGACAGCACATGTCGGAGGAGTAAGAAATTCCTATAGTTCATCTCCTATTAACAAAACCAGCGGTTCTAAACAGATGATTTTAACAGCAGATGAAAAAAGAATGTGTGCTAATGCTGGGATTAAAGAAGAAGAATGGCTTAAGTACAAATTAGAAGATTTAAAAAAAGGTAAATAATTATGACACGCAATAATAGAGAAGTTGAAACAAGAGTACATGAAATGAGAGAAGTATACGATACTGAATACACAAGTCCACTTGCTATTCCTCCAGGAGTAAAAAAAGACGGCTATTCTTATAGATGGGTAAATACAGGAATAAAAGGAGCTGAAAATCACAGAGTTGAAGAAATGGCCGCTAAAGGTTGGACTATTGTACCAGCAGAAAGAGCCCCTGGTTTCTGTTTTGATCCATTAGGGCGCAATCCAATGTATAAGCAATTTATTTGTTATAAGGACGTAATCCTTATGGAACGTCCAGAAGTTTATTGCAAACAAGCTACTGATGCTTTTAATAAATTTAATGACAATAGGATCAAATCCCTTAGAGGCGTTAGTAATGATATTGGTAGTTTTTCAAGACCTCTTAATTCCATAAATAGTTTTTAAATCATGGCTTATACTCTACTAACTGGGACTACTGTTTACCCTGCTCAGGTCTCTTATCAATTAATTAATTTAACAGCTAATGTCACATTATTCTGGCCTTCTTCTTTTGGTTCAGGGCTTGCAGCAGCTGGTTATAATGATGTATTACCTACTGCTGATGGTTATATAATTACACTTCCAGATGCAACCTTAGGGGCTATTGGTAGTGATACTATTTTTAGTAATGTTTCTGTTTATGAATTTGATATACATACAAACGACGGGGTTTTTCTTCACACAGTAAATCCAGGTGAGATTGTAGATTTTAAGCTATATGATAATTCCACCATTGCGGGTAGTTGGCGTATTATCCCTTTTGGTGGAGGATACAACGGAATAACATCATTTACAGCGCAAAGTACTGATAATACTATAGTTATAACAAATGGTAATAACGTTCAACCCCCTGGGGCTACAATTAATTTTCAGTTACCTACCTCTATTAAAAATCTTAATAACGTAGTTACCACAGGTTTTCCGGTAATCAAGACTACTGCTCCTTTAACTTGGGGAACAGTACAGCTTGTTGCAGGTACAAATATAGCAATTACTAATCCAGATGGAATTAATGCAAGTCCTGTTATTAATTTAAATAATAACGTTGCTGGTCTTACTTCCTTGCAAGTAGGAAGTATTGAAATGACGGGTTCAGAAATAACTACTACAGCAACAGATGGGAATGTTTTAATTACAAGCGATGGAAATGGGTTAGTAATCATTAATGATGTTACAATCGATACTAATGGCAAGATGGTTGTAAATGGTGAACTTGATGTAACAGGAACTTTTATAAGTCCTTTTACTCCTAAAGCTTGGTGTACATTTACAGATATTTTAACTTTAACATCAAATGATATTACTTTAGAAGCGAGTGCTAATGTTACTTCAGTTACGGGAGCAAATGGAGTTTATACAATAAATTTTACCACTCCATTATCAACTGTAAATAATTATGGAGTACTAATTACCATGGGAACTACTGGCGGTGCACTACCTTTTGTTTCTCATGGTTTTTGGACTGTAAGAGAAGCTGGTTATGTAACCATTTCAATAGTTGATGCAAGCGGGACATTAGTAGCATCTGCTCCTCAAGGAGTAACTGTAATGATCATGTCTACATGATTTTTACAAAAAAAATAGAATTAAAAAAAATATGTTATAATACATATAAATAGTAAAAAAGTTTCTACGAAACTCAAAATCGTATCCTTAGTTTTATCCTTTTCCTTTAAAAGGTGTTTAAGTCAGGCGAGACTTTAAAACGTCTAATTAGGTTATCTATCTTCCCTTAAAAAAGATTCCAAAAATACCATAGTTTCTACGCAACTTAAAAGCGTCCGCAGGGTTTTGTCTTTCTTATCCAAAAAGAATCTTAAGTAAATTTTAATTTAACTAAATTTAAAGAGGTTTTTATGGCTTACGGAGTCAATGCTCCTTTTGGTTTACAACCAATTTCATCAATTAGTGGAGGAAGCTGGACTGAAAAAGTAAACGAATATTATATTTATGCAAGTGCAGATGGGGCTACAACTTATGGGACATCTATTTTTACTGGTGATCCAGTAATCTGGAATACCGCCATCGCAACTACTACATCTGCTATTCCTACAATCGCCAGATATCCTATAGATAACGCTACTGTTGCAAACGAAATAGCGCCAGTATTAGGGGTTTTTATGGGTTGTGAATATTTTTCAACCAATACTGGTACTAATAATCTAATTAAATCACCTTATTGGCCTGCAAGTACTGTAGTGATGCCAGGAACATTTATAAAAGCATTTGTTATTGATGACCCAGATGTTGTTTGGGACATTCAAGTTTCTACTGCTACTAACGTTGTTAACGATGCACGTTTTGGTGGTACTACTAACCAAGCTGCTACACTTGCTTACATGGGCCAGAATTTTGCTTTTGGACTTGCAGGGGGTGGTGCAAATCTATCTCCTCAAAATCCTACTAGTGGTTCAACTAGAACTGGTCAATCAGCTATTTATTTAAACATGGTTGGAACTACTGCAACTAACAGAGTTCTAGCAACATTACCTTTAAAAGCTATTGGCTACACACAGAATCCTAATAACTACATTTATGAAGCTGACGGGACAACTGCTCGTCAATTTTTGAATGTACGAGTTGTAATCAATAACCATGTTTACAGGGTTGGTAACCTTGGCAACACCCCAGCTTAATTAGAAAGAGAGGAATAATTATATGATTAATACCGGTCAAATTGCTCAGTTACTACGTCCTGGATTAAAGGCGGTTTTTGGGCAATATCCAACATATCCTGAACAATGGACAGAGATATTTAAAACTTACCAATCTGACAAATATCAGGAAATCGAAGTAGAGATGAAATACCTTGGTGCTGCTGATATTAAACCAGAGGGTCAACCAATTGCAACCGACTCAATGGGTCAAAGGATTGTAACTAACTACATTCACAAAAGAGTGGGTTTAAGCTTTACAATTACAAAAGAAGCTGTAGAAGATAACCTTTATCAAAACCAGTTCCCAGAACAAGCAAAATCT